TCCACCTCTCCTACGCTACACTTTCAACCTATTTTATTTATATTTTTCTCTTTTCTCGTTTGCAAGATCTTCGAGTTCTTTATGTGTGTTCGCAGAAGGAAAAAAGAATTCGCGGCGTTCACCTTCGATGCGTGTTCGGTCTTTGTTCACCTTTTGTAATTACTTTATCGACTCTTTGACCATTGCGAATTGTTACAAGAACTTCGATTCTTTCTTTTTTCGTTTTAGGTTTACCGTCTTTTGTTGTCTTTCCTGTCGATTCGGTAATTGTATTATGTGCAATTGCAGATAAAACGATATCGTCTTTTCTTTGATATTCTAATTCCTGATTTTCTGCACATACATTTCCTGATTGACCATTCATTATGAATATCTGAGTCTGTGCATCAGATTCAACGTATATTAATGAACCACACCGTAATTCGTCTCCTCTAAAATATGAATTGAATCCATATAACTTGTGAAGACGATCTAATAATTGCGAAACCGTTTCATTGTTTACAACAAGGGCTCCGAAATTTGTTTTTGCTAATGATCTATACGTTAATGACGTATTGTGTACTGAATTGACCTGTGTGACTACCCAATTTAATATTGATTCCAATGTGTCACTTGATGTAAACGTCTTATTTGGTAATGCGGTTTGTTTAAGCAACCACATATTGTCTTCCACTTCAATCTCAACAGGAATTCCAGAATTTACAGTTGAAATATAACCTCTAAAAATTTCAGATGTTTCAGTTACAGATGTCCCATTTGTCAAGACATAACTATAACCTGAAGACAATGTCACTTTATCACCTCGCACAAATAATGGTTCACTATTTAGTCCTCCAATATTAACAGCGTTTCCATCAAGTGGAAGTAATTTTCCATACTTATCTCGATAGAAAAGATTTTTAGGTATTGAAAATTTACCTTTGTCTGTCATATTTTTCCAAGACGAATTCCATTGATATGACTCTGCAAAATCGAATGACAATTCCTTATTTCGATTTGGATATGCAATATTGCCTACCTGTTGAATGACGATATTTATGACGACGTTATACACCTTTGATTCGAAGTTCGGTTGGTATTTCGGAAATACAATTCAATGAAAAATTCTGATAAGATATCCCGCCTGCCTCTTGAGGTATATCGGCATCTAAAATTACAAGTTTCGTGATTCCTTTTCTATTTAAAAATGGTGAGACTACATTTATCGCAATAGGTGCATCGATTAATGCATTCAGGTCTCGAATATCATCACGAGGTGAGACGCCATTCGATCCTGTCAATATACCTGTTATTGCAACTTCAGTACTACCCATTCCAATATATTCAATCACTTCACCGTCTTTACCTGCGACCTCGCTACGAATAACTTTTTTTGATTTTTTGATAGTTATAAGTGCAGATCGTAGAATAACACTTGGAAATGTTTTCGTTTGACCTTTGATATTCGTCTCATAAGTCCCACCTTCAAATTTTATAACGACCTGCGCGTTTGTAAATGTACTCATTAGTTCGGTATTGCTCTTTGGAAGTCATTAACTGATTCTACTAAAACTCCAGTAACGGCATCTCGTATTTGACTTACACCATCTTTAACATTAGTAATATTTACGTTGAATGTTTTTACGAGATCGTTAATTGAAATATTGAATACAACGGATTTCGCACCTGATGCTGAACTTTTAATCGGTGTCGTATTACCTGCAGGAGGTGCACCCGCCATCGTTGAACTAAGACCGGGTTTACGTAATAGATCTTTTCTCCGTTGTGCTTCAATTAATGCTTTTTGTTCTAAGACATCTTCTTCTTTTGATTTCCTAATTTCACCGTCGTATCCTTCCTTAAAAGCTGATGCGATTCTAGCACCTGCATTTTGATAAGCACTAACCGATTGCGTGAAACCTGCAGCAATTTCATCTGCGTTAAAAGTAGCGACCCCGTGTAATTGTTTATAAAGTCCTTGGAATACATCACCGACAATAGATGCGAATTCTTTAATAACGGCCCATGTACCCATAATTACCGCACGAAATCCAACAAATTTTTCCCAAGCGTATACCACGCCTGCTGTCAATGCGGCAAATGCAGCGATGACCAATCCAATTGGATTTGCACTCATTACAAAATTAACTGCGACCTGTGCAGCATAAACCAACCACAATGCACTTGCGTATAATCCGACACCGACACTTGCAGCAATAGCACTTGCGTTTACTGCAACTAAACCAATTCCGAGAACAAGTAATCCTGCACCAAGAGCTTTTAAACCTTTTTGATTTTCTTCAATCCACGTAGGTATATTTTCCAATGCATGAATCATCGAAATTAGACCATCGACAACGGTATCGATTGCAGGTTTTATTTTATCAAATAATTCGACTCTGAATTTAAACCAAGCATCGCCTAATGCACTAATTTTTATCGAAGTATTATCGGACATATTTTCTAAACCGTGAAAATAGATCCCACCTTCTTCATGTGCTTTTTGTAAAGCGTATGAAATTTGTTCATACGTTAATTTAGTACCTTTTGCGTATTGAATACCTGCGGCTTCAAGGGCTTTATAGAGATTGACACCTGCAAATGCAAATTGTTTTATATCCATTGTTGTAGCCTCTCCTGCATTTGCAATTTGTTGAAGATTGACTACCATACGTTGAAGTTCCACATCGGTGCCACCTGTTGCTGCTATTGCATTTGCAAGATTGATTACATCAGTCCTTGCTTTATCAGCGTTTACCCCTGCGCTAATCAAAGCTTTGTTACTCATTAATAATGACTCAAAACTAAAAGGTGTCGTTGCGGCATCCTGCATTGTTTGTTGAATAACTTGTTGGGCACCTGCAGAATCCTTCAGTAATGTCGTTAACCCCACCCGCATATCTTCAACGGATGTACCTGCATCAATAACACTTTTTGTAAATGCAACGACGCCTGCAACACCAAACGATACGCCAATTGCGGTCGCAAGGGAGTTTACAGACGAAGTAAGTTGATCAGTTGCAGTTTGAGAATTTACCAGTCTTGATAAGAACTGATCATCTCTTAGATTAAGTATGTATTCAACTATCGTTGACATTGATTAGAATTTTACTTGATGAACAACTTCTAAATAATATTTAGTTTGACCCCATATTTCGCAAAATTCATCTTCAGTTAAAGTTTTAGGGTTTACACCCATCAAACCTCGAATCAATGCACATGCGGAATTTATATTACCGGTTTCAGGATGAATCGTGTACTCATCTATTTTTTTTTAAATTGATTTTGATAGCGATTAATCATTTGTAAACAATAATCAATTACGCCCATTCGATATTCATCACTAACAGGATGTTCTGAATACGTGATTGAATCTGAGTAGTCTTTAACCACACATGCACGCATTAATTCTTCACCTGCCTGATAGACACCTAACATTAGTGCCTTATCCATTATTGCCAATTTAGTCTGAAAATTCGGTTCACTTAAATAGCAAACCGATCTTTCAAACGTGGTTGGGTTGATGAATACGACAGGGTGTACTTTACTTACATTTAATTCCTTTGCAATTTCCTCTGAACGCGATTGATAATTATCAAGTTCGTCCTGTGATAATGTTTTGGTAAGTTCTTTTTGTTCTGTTGTTGTTGACATTATTATTTAGTTTAGTAATCGATGTTACCAATTGCTAATGAAATCTTAGAAATAATTTTAGTATCTCCAGATTTCACACCCATTGGATTCGTTTTAAAATTCACCGCACGTAATACTTCTTTTCGATAACCACCTGATGCACCTGTAAATACTACAACGATATCGAAAAATGGTAATTTTAATGGATTACGCCCGGGTGATAGATCAATAATTTTATTCCAGACATCTTTGTATAATGAGATGTCACCTGTATATTTGTTTTGACCATATCCTCTACTCTGTGGATCTTGCGCCAACGAATAATTATCGTCAATCGTTTGTTCCGTAGAATAATTGATTTCAGTCACGCCAGTCACCACCCCAAGAATTGGGATGATGATCTGTACATTTGCTGATGCGTAGTTAACGCCATTGATTAAAGGTAATGCCATTATGCAATTGATGGTTTAAAGCCGATAGGTATTACAATGTTGCGGGC